AGGTGTATTATATTTAGCAAGTCATACAATGGTAGCATCAAAAACAATATGCCCTAATGCAATACGTAATGGATGCCATGTTGATTGTTTGGTATCAAGTGGCATGATGAGCATGAAAACGCAACAGTTAGCCATGATTAGTAGAACCCTATATTATATTAATTTTAGAAAAGAATTTTTAAACCAATTGAGATTAGAAATAACTAAAGGTTTTAAAAAACATGGTGATAGTTTTGCAGTTAGATTAAACGGAACTTCAGATATTAATTGGAAAGCTATTGTTGATGAGTTTCCTAATGTTCAATTCTATGATTATAGTAAATCAAAAAACATGATAGTGAAAAACAAAAACAAAAATCATCACTACACGTTTTCTGGTTCTATGTATAGTGAATATTCTAGAGGACAACTAAAGCAAGCCATTGATGAGGGCTTAAATGTTGCTATTGCTTTTAATACTGCTAACACTAAAAAAGATACTCTTAAAATACCAGCAAAACTTTACAATAAACCATTAGTTGATTTTGATAATACCGATGTAAGGTTTAAAGATAAAGCTAGATCAATTGGATATCTCAAAAGAAAAGGAAGTAATATAAATCAACGGCTGGAAGCTAACAAAGAGTTCAATAACTTCTTTGTAACTGAGGCTAACATTAAGGAGTTATCATGAAGCGATTTAAATACCCTCTAATGGAGTATTTTTTGACTAATACACCATTAGATAAATGCACAAAAGAGTGCCAAAAACAAGTCAAACAATTAAGGAAAACAAATGAAAAAAGAAAAACGCTATAAGCATTCAGATTTTACACCTAACCTCTATGTTGTGCTTTCTTGGGCTATGTTGCCTATTGCACTAATAATATTATGGGGTGTAATAACTCTTTGTTTTTCAATGACTTAAGCCAGGATTAAGAAATTTAGGCTATAAGTTTTTACTTTTTCTGGCCAATGGCGGCCAGGGAATTTTATATATTTTTAAAGGATAACTTCCTGGTCAATTGCTATTTTTTATTACTATCATCATAGAGGAGCCAACCGCAGGGCTACAAGGGTTTTTCAAATTCCCCTGGCTGTGTCTGGCCAGCTGCAACAGAAAGTTTTTCCTGGCCATCTATTGCTATCCATATCGTTCTATGGTAAAATTACATAACATGGTAGATGGCAACACAGGCAACAAATAAAAGGAGCAACATTGTGGCATATATAACAACAGAAGAAACAAAGCAGATTAGAAACAAACTCAAAGAAGAATTTCCCAATCTAAAATTTAGTGTCAGTAAAGGATATGGAAATTATTCAGTCAATGTTGCTATCGTTAAAGGTGACGTTGATTTTAGAGATATAAGATGGTATGGCAGAAGAGGAAACAACAAATACCATATTCCTATCAACCAATATCATTTATATCAATACAAAGAGCATGAAGAACTATTTGAAAAGATTTTGAACATTATCAAAACTGCTCCAGATAGAAAATGGTTTGATCATAGCAATTCACAAATTGATTATTTTTGTACGGCTTATTATATCGATTTGTCTGTTGGCAACTGGAAAAAACCTTACATCTACTCAGGAGAATCCACATGAGATATAATCTTAAATTCAAAGCAGATGACATAGGCAAAATGGTTCTTAATTCTATTAGAAGCAATCCAGAAATCAAAAAAGATTTTAAAATAAGAGTCAGAGCTAACGGCAAGAGAAAAATACATGCTATTGCTGATGGTTTAGGAGCTAGAGGATATGATCAAGACTTACCTATCCGCTACGCTACAGAATATAGAGTTTATTTAATAAAAAAAGGGGAGCGAGTATGAGTCATTATGCGACAGAAGAAAACCAACAACGAATAGTAGATGAAGTATGCGAGGCATGGAGACTACCAGATCGAGATGATCTGTTAGATGATTGTATCAGTTTTGTAGCAGATAACTATGACTTTCATCATAACGCTCTGGATATAAAAGATTTAGTGATCGAGTTCTTGTCTTTGAGGTGTTATGATAGTATCTCAGGTGCAGACTTGGAAGCTATGGCAATGGATGAGCAGGACAGAGAAGTAATTACGAAATACGAAGACATTCGGGGAGTGTGATATGAGTCATTATCGGACAGAAGAAAACCAGCAACGTATAATTGATGAGGTATCTGATCTATGGATACTAAAAAACCGAGATGATCTTTTAGCTGATTGTATTAGTTATGTAAAAACTAACTATGCTTTTAGTAACAAGATTAAAAACTTAGTGATTGAGTTCTTGTTGAGTAAGTGCGCTGATGCTCTGTCAACAGCAGACCTAAGAGATATGGCACGTATTGATAATATGCAATACGAAGATGGCATTAAGCCAGAAAGACAAAGCTTTATCAGTTATGAAGAAGCTATAGCTAAGTGGGAGAATAAATGATATGAGTGAACCAGCTAAAAAACTAAAACCATTCATTGTTAGAGTCAGGACTCAGGGAATATGGTGGGATGAATACGAAGTTGAAGCAGAAAATTCTAGTGAGGCTTGGGATAATTGGCACGATGGTGATAAAATAAACGATAATCCAATAGATCCTAAAGAATGGGATTGGGAAGTCTACGATGTTAAAGCTGACTTCTTTGAAGATGAGTATGATGATGAATGGGAGTCTCTATAGACGGACAGTTTTGTAAACTAGTTTCACCTGGCCATTCCTTGACTTCAAATGTGTTATCTGGTAAAATGCCCATACCATTAACAAAACGAGGACAAACAAATGGACTATAAAACCGACAACCTAGTAGATAATGCCTACCGAGATCGAGAACCTCTCGAACACTCAGGCAACGTAGAAATACAGACAAGGATTAATCAAATTCAAGATGAGGTCGAAGTAGAATTAAGACTTAATCGAAAAGAGACAGAAAAGAAACTCTTTAAACTCATTGATGAACTTAGCAAAGTGAGGATAAGCAAATGAAGACAAATATCTCAATTGAACTAGATGATGATCAAAGATTAAATCTTGGACAGAAATATCACGACACAACAAAAGCAAAGAAGATGATTTCTAGGAAAGAACTTACTGAGGTTGTGCAACACTTTGTTCTTCAGTTACTCAAGAATCCAACTACCACAAGAAGAACCGTAGACAACATAGTTTCTAATGCAAAAGGAATGAAATACTTTTTCAACGATGTTCAAGTTAGCGAAGAAACACACCATGACGGTATCGAGCAATGGCTCAAGGACAGATCATGAGTATGAAAGAGTTTAGAGTTGTAAGATCAACCAACCTATCAGAAGAATGTTATGTCATGGCTGAAACTGCTGACGAAGCTGAAGAACTTGCAATAGAGGTGGAGCAGGATTGGGAACATCTATGGGATCGTGGAGATATCGTAGCTGAAGAGTGTGACTACGTAGCTAACGAGGTGATAGTATGAATGTCTTGAGCTTATTTGACGGCATGAGTTGTGGTCAACAAGCACTAGATCGTCTCGGCATAAAGGTAGACAACTACTATGCATCCGAGATAGACAAGTATGCTATAAAGATCACACAAAAGAACTACCCTGCTACGATTCAGTTAGGTGATGTTCGTGATGTTAAAGGTTCTGATCTTCCAGACATAGATTTAATACTCTGTGGCTCACCTTGTCAAGGGTTTTCTTTTGCAGGAAACCAGTTGGCTTTTGACGATCCTAGATCAGCTTTGTTCTTTGAGTTCATAAGAATACTAAAAGAGTGCAAACCTAAGTATTTCTTATTAGAGAATGTTCGGATGAAGCAAGAGTATATTGATATCATTACAGATCAAGTATCTGAATGTTATCCAAAAGAAGGTTCTTTTGTACAAGCTACCTTCTTTGATTTTGTAAAGAAGATTGAACCTGTGCTTATAAATTCAAGTTTAGTCAGCGCACAAAATCGTCAACGTTTGTATTGGACTAACATTCCAAACGTGACACAACCAGAAGATAGAGGAATAGCCTTGAGGGATGTGTTAGAAGATACCGTTGCGGAGCATTACCAAGCAGGAGAGGAGTTACAACAGAACTATAAAGGTGGTGACTTCCTAAACCCTAACTACAAGAGTCAGGCTAACACCATCCACGACATAGAGGGTAAGTCAGGAACAATCTGTGCAGGAACACATGGTTATGCTAACGGATATGTAAGCACACCTAAACAAGTAGGAACAGCAATAGACATTAACGGACACGATATCCTCAAGAGAGTTTACTCACCTGATGGTAAGTCGCCTACCCTCAATACTATGGGTGGAGGTAACAGACAACCTAAAGTTGTAACAGGTGCGTGGCGAGGAAGATACAGAGTCGATGGAGTCAGACAGGATCACAAAGGTTCTGTTGCAGGTAGAACTAAGCAGATGTTAGAGCTTCGTAAAGATGATAAGACTAACGCGCTAACTACAGTCCAGAAGGATAATGTGGTAGTAGAACCAGAGAAGATGAGTTGGCGTAAGCTATCAGTTGTAGAATGTGAAAGACTCCAAACAGTCGCTGACGACTACACCGATGGAGTATCCAACACACAACGCTACAAAATGTTAGGAAATGGTATGACGGTGGAAGTGATCTCACATATATTGAGCAATGTTTCACCTGGCCAATAGCAGAAAAAGGTGGACTTCTAACATGTTTTATGGTAAAATATACCCTATCTATTAATGATAATAATAATAATAATAACTAACGCATACGCGAGGTAAAATAAATGGCTACAGTAAGTGGAAAAGCTACGTGGGCAAGTGTAACAACCCCACAGACCAGATTTGAGCCTCACAACTATACAATTACTTTGTTGGTTGATGAGGAAATAGCATCGAAGTTCACATCAGAAGGTTTCGCAGTCAGGGAAACAGATGAGGGTAAAGTTCTTGTAATGAAGAGACGTTACCAAAGGAACGATGGCACAATCAATCCTGTTCCTATTTGTGTTGACAAAAACAAAGAACCCTTCCTTGATAAAATTGGCAATGGTTCTGATGTTATTGTTCAGTACAGAGGATACGAGAATCAATTTGGCAAATTCTTGGAACTTCAAGGAGTCCAAGTTATGGAACTCGTTGAGTACGAACCTTTGCCTGATGATGGCGAGGAATTTTAATGATTGAGAAATCTGATGATAAACCTTTCATACCTATCAACGGTGTGCATCTAACTGTTGATGATCTTCCAGAAGGAAAGGCAAGAGGCATCTTCGGAAGATTGCAACGGTTATCTCAAAAGAAAGCTCAGTTAGTTCTCGACTTAGAAGAACTTCAAGCAGGAATGAATTGGTTTACTAATCGGCTCGTAGAGCTAGTTAATAATGAAGGTGCAGATCCTGAAGAACCTGATGATAGTAATGTTTGACGACTAACTTAACTTTGCCTGATTGGTTTATCTGTTCCAAGATAAACCTGTGGTAAGAAGTACCTATGGTCAGGGTGGATGGTAAACTTCGGTTGGAGGGTAGGTCAAATTAGTCATTGGAGCAAACAATGAAAGAAAAAAGAAAGAATGGTTTTGTACAAAAACACTTGGTATGTCCTTCATGTGGACATAAGAAATGTTACGCAATAAACGCAGATGGTTCTGGCTGGTGTTTCAGTTGCAATTATCGTGGACAACACGAAAAGGGAGTAGCCTATGTGCCTGATAAACAGACAACTCAATTTACTTCAAACACTTCAAGTGATGCCTCAACTTATTCAGCATTAACAGACAGGAAAATATCTGAGGCAACTGCTCGTAAGTACGGAGTGAAGGTTGTTACTTCTACTAATGGATCAATATTCCAGCACAAATATCCTTACTATGATGATAATGGTGAGAAAGTTTCTATAAAAACAAGACAAGTCAAGAACAAGAGGTTTTCTTGGGAAGGAACACAAAAAGATATAGGTTTGTTCGGTGAACAGTTATTCAAGAAAGGAAAATATTTAACTATTACTGAGGGTGAGTGTGATGCGATGTCTGCTTACGAATTAATGGGTAGTAGATGGTCAGTAGTTTCCATAAGGCACGGTGCAGGCAACGCAGATCAAGACATCAAGGACAGTCTTGAGTTTGTAGAAGGATTTGACAATGTTGTTATTTGTTTTGATAACGACAAGCAAGGGAGAAAAGCATCACAGAAAGTAGCTAGGTTACTAAGGCCAGGAAAAGCAAAAATAATGCGACTTCCTGATGGGTTTAAAGATCCAAACGATATGCTCAAGGCAAACGAACACAAAAAGTTTGTGACCTGTTTTTGGGGAGCAAAGACTTATACACCTACAGGAGTGTTAAATATATCTGAGAAACGAAAGCAGTTTCATAACAGGGAAAAGAGAGATACTATTCCATTTCCGTGGGAAGGTTTGAACAAAAAGCTCTATGGACTACAGACAGGAAGCTTACTAACTTTTACAGGTGGCACAGGTTTAGGTAAGTCTAGTGTTACTCGTGAGTTAGAACATTGGCTTATTAAACAAACAAAAGACAACGTAGGTGTTATATCTCTAGAAGAAGATTGGAGAAGAACGGTAGATGGTATTCTATCTATCGAGGCTAATGCAAGGTTGTATATAGATCAAGTAAGAGATGAGTATTCTGAAGAAGAGCTAGATGGTTTTTTTGATATACTGACTGATGATAGTGATGAAAATAAATTATGGATTCATGCACATTTCGGAACAAGTGACATAGAAGAAATATTTTCTAAGCTTAGATTTATGATTATAGGATGTAATTGCAAATGGATTATCATAGATCACTTACATATGTTGGTTAGCTCAATAACAGAAGGTGATGAACGTAGAGCTATTGATGCGATCATGACTAGATTAAGAAGTATTGTTGAAGAAACTGGAGCAGGTTTGATTCTAGTATCTCATTTAAGAAGAGTTATCGGCAACAAAGGACACGAAGACGGCATTCAAGTTAATCTAAGCCATTTAAGAGGTAGTCAAGGCATAGCACAACTAAGCGATTGTGTTATAGCTTTAGAACGTAATCAACAATCAGATGATCCAGAAGAAGCGAACACTACAGTATTACGAGTTTTGAAATCTAGGTACACAGGTGACGTAGGATATGCAACAAGTTTATTCTATGATAAGCATACTGGTCGCCTGTCTGAGCTTGAATTAGATTCTTTTGAAAAAGATGTGGAGTCAGCATGGACTTAGTATTTGATATAGAAACTGACGATTTAAAAGCCACGAAAGTGCATTGTATGGTAGCTCAAGATTATGACTCTGGCAAAATTTATATGTTTGCTCCTCACCAGTTAGAGGCAGGTCTTGAGTTACTTCAAAAAGCAGACAGATTAATAGGACACAACATAATAGGTTTTGATGTTCCTGTTATCAAAAAATTATACGGTGTAGATCTATCTGATATAGAACTTGTAGATACACTTATCATGTCAAGATTATTTAATCCTGTTCGTGAAGGTGGACATAGTTTAGAAATGTGGGGATATCGTTTGAAATATCCTAAGAAAAATTTTGATGAGTATGAAAAGTATTCAAGTAAAATGTTGGACTACTGTAGAAGGGATGTCCAATTAAATTCTCTGGTACTACGAGAATTGATGAAAGAAGGATCTGGTTTTTCTAAAGAGAGTGTACAACTCGAACAAGAAGTGTCTTTGATATTGAAAGAACAAGAAGATACTGGTTTCCTATTTGATGTATACAAATCCGAAATATTGTTAGCAGAACTAAGAGAGAAAATGCAAGCAACGGAAGACGAAGTTCACCAAGTTTTTAAACCTAGAAAAGTATTTGAGAAAATTCTTCCGTCTTATAAGAAGGATGGTTCTCTTTCTAGGCTAGGCTTTAACGAAACAACAAACAAAAAGGTACATCTTCTTGGTTCAGAGTATATGTTATTAACAAACGGAACACCTCATTTTGTTAGGACACACGAAGAAGAATTTAATCTTGGTTCGAGGAAACAAATAGGAGAATACCTACAAGACTTCGGATGGAAACCTGCACGATTTACACCAACAGGTCAGCCTATTATAGATGAAGGAACTTTAAATAAAGTTACGCACATACCAGAGGCAAAATTGATAGCTGAGTATTTACTGCTCCAGAAAAGGGTAGCACAGATAAGTTCTTGGATAGAAGCTGTAGAAGAAGATGGTAGAATTCACGGTTTCGTAATATCAACAGGAACCATAACAGGAAGAATGTCAGCAAGGAGTCCAAACCTACAACAAGTTCCTTCTGTTAAGAGTCCATACGGTGCAGAATGCAGATCTTGTTGGATTGTACCAAAGGATTATAAGTTGGTTGGAATAGATGCAAGCGGTTTAGAATTAAGAATGCTTGCACATTATATGAAAGACAAGGAGTTTATAGATGAAATCGTTAACGGAGACATACATGCCCGCAATCAAAAAATTGCAGGGCTTAAATCTAGAAGTCAAAGCAAAAGCATTATCTATGCCATTATATACGGAGCAGGAAACAAGAAGCTTGGTCAAATGGTCGGAGGAAGTACGGCTCGTGGTAAAAAACTTCGAGAACGCTTGTTTGCTGATCAACCTGCATTTAAATCGCTTGGAGATAGAGTTACACAAGTTGCAAAAAGAGGCTACGTCAAAGGACTCGATGGAAGACGGATTAATATAAGAAGAAACTACGCATCTTTGAATAGTTTGTTACAGGGAGCAGGAGCCACAATCATGAAAAAAGCATTGCTTCTGTTATATGAAAAAGGAAAGAAAAGAAATTTAGATTTTAAATTCGTTGCCAACATCCATGATGAGTGGCAAGTAGAAGTGCATAAGGCACATGCCGAATACTTTGGTAAGCTCGGAATAGAAGCAATCAAAGAAGCAGGCAATTATTATAACCTTCGGTGTCCTCTAGATGCTGAATACAAAATAGGAGATAGTTGGAATGATACCCACTAAGAATCAAAATCATCGAATGTATGGAAAAACTTATAACTTTAAACCAGATCCTAAATGCACCAAGTGTTCTGTAGATCTAATTTCAGATCAGGAAGATAGCGGTTACAACTGGAGACCTGCTCGTGTTGTGAGGCATCATTATCTTTGTAGTCTGTGCCACAACGAGGAAAAAAGTTATTATTATTATGTAAGGAAAGCTAAAAAGTACACCGAGCAGATAGCCACTTTCAAATCAGAGTATGTTCAACGTTTTAATCAAATCAAAGAAGGCTTTGTATACATGTTAACTAATCCTGCTTGGAAAGGTTGGATCAAAGTTGGAATGGCTGTTGATGCAGATGACAGGTGTAGTTCTTATCAAACAAGCAGTCCTCACAGAGATTACACATTACAGTACAAAAGATTTTTCAAAGATCGAAGAGTAGCAGAAGAGAAGGCACATGTTCTTCTTTCTGACATTGCTTCCGATGTAAATGGAGAATGGTTTAATGTAACAGAACACAACGCTCAAAAAGTAATAGACTCTATATGAAAAAACTAAATACATTAGTAGAAGATATCTATGATAGTATCTCTGTTCTAAATGATGGAACAGCACTAAATGTATCTGAAGAAGATATAGATAATTTCGGAAATGCTATGAAAGAAGTGTTGCGGAACTGGTCACATCCTAAAGAAAGATCAAGTAAAAATAATTTACGTATGAGCAACGTTGGTAAACCAATACGACAACTTTGGTATGATTTAAAAGCAGAAGAAGAAGCGCAAATTCCTTTAGATTCTTCCGTGTTTATCAAGTTTTTATATGGACATATCTTAGAAGAAGTTGTTCTTTTGCTGGTAAAACTAGCAGGACATGAGGTTACTTCGGAGCAGGAAGAAGTAGATGTTGACGGTGTTAAAGGACATATGGATTGTAAAATAGATGGGGAAGTTATTGATATTAAAACAGCTTCTGGTTTTGCATTCAAAAAGTTCAGAGACGGTACACTAAGAGATGATGATCCTTTCGGATATATGTCTCAAATAGCAGGATACGAAGAGTCAGCAGAAACAAATGAAGGTGGTTTCCTGGCCTTAAATAAAGAAACTGGTGAGCTTGCTCTATACATTCCAGAATACTTAGATAAACCAAACATACGAAAGAAGATTGAAAAAATCAGGGAGTCTTTAAAAGTTGACGAACCGCCAGAGCGATGTTATGATAGTGTACCTGAAGGCAAAAAAGGAAACATGAAACTTGCTCGTGGTTGCTTCTATTGTAGGCATAAAAACACATGCTATGAAGATGCTAATGATGGTGAAGGGTTAAGAGTTTTTAGATATTCCAACAAGCTTGTTTATTTTACCACGGTTACAGTCGAACCTAGAGTTCCTGAGATAACAAGGTGAATGGAAGAAATTCAAAACAATACAGAAGGACAGGAAAGAGAATCTTAGTTGAATGGTTGCGTTCTATTATACCCGATGAAAAAGAAGCTTCCAAGATAACTGTAAAAAATATAGAAGAATTCCTGTCTGAACAAACACATGTTTTCATGAACAATAAGTTTTTACTTAGTGCTTATTCATTGAAATGGATTTATAAACGTGTTAAAAGAAATCCTAAGTTAACGTTTGAACAACTACAGAAAGAGCTATGAAGAAGAAAAAGACTAAGAAAATAAAACAGTTAGAAGCTTCAGGTGAAATAGAAATTGATCTTAAAGAAATTGAGCTAGAAGAATTATTAATAGCTTTAGGCGGTGTCCTGTTCGCAGGCGCAGATGTAATAGAGTTAGATACTCCTTTACTTGAACGTCTAATAGATTTAATAACAGCAGAGATTATTGTTCGTGAAAACAATTTATCTCCTGCTCCTAAAGGAGCAACAGTTCATTAATGCGAAAGCCTAGAAAGAAAAGACCAGTAGAGAAAGGACTCCCTAAAGGATACGATTCCAAATGGGAGTATGATCTACATAAAGAGCTATTAGACAAATGGGAACACCACAAAGGTTTGATAGAATATTCTATTCCGCATAAGTATCATCCAGATTTTTTAAGAGTTATTGATGATAAGATAATATACCTAGAAGCAAAGGGTAGGTTTTGGGATTATGCCGAATACAATAAATACAAATGGGTTAAAGAGGTGTTGCCTGATGACTGTGAATTAGTGTTTATATTCTCTAATCCGTCTGCTCCTATGCCTGCAGCAAAACGAAGAAGAGACGGAACTAAACGAAGCCATGCTGAATGGGCAGAGAAGAATGGATTTAGATGGTATAGTGAAGACAGCTTCCCTAAAGAATGGAGATAAACAATGGCAAAAATGATTTACTATAATGAGGAAGAAATGAAATATATTTTAGAGGAGGAAAAACAAACGAAAGATTTAGTTAATAGTCCTCCACACTATAAC